CTATATCTAACTGGCATTGGTGCACGTCTAGTTGTACCTTGTATTGCAGCAAATACAGCTAATACATCAGCTGATGGACAGTCATCATGTCCGCCTGCTGGCGCTTCAATACGTTTATTAACTGATAACTTCTGTTCACATTCAAGGTCTGCCCATTCACCAATCATTTTATGATAAAAGCCATTTTTTTCTGGTCCCATAACCATTATGAAATTATCTTTCGTCGGGTATTTAAATCTATCATAATCAATTTCTTGTTTTGCATTCGCATACATTGCGTTCTTGAGATTCATACCAGAATGTGTGAACGTATCAGAACCATTAAATGTAATTCCAGTTAATTGAGTAAGGCCATATTCTTCTTTTAATGTTTGAACAACTGGACGACCACATCCGGTAAAGTCGGCAAAAATCGCAGTACAATTAAATTTAGGTGTTGGCCCACCAAGTAGTCTTACAATATGTCGTATCTGTTCTGGATATGACATACCTTGCATTTCTTCAGCATACACTTTCTGTTTTTGATTATTTCTATCAATACGCAATACTGTAATATGTGTAAAGTCGGCATTGTCTGATGACGAACCGGCGAAGTCAATGCCTGCAACATATTTTTCACCAATACGTCCATGATGTAGCCATTCAAATTCGCCATCTGTAAGTTTATTACGTTCTTCCATTGATAAAAATTGGCCAGCACCATCAACGAATTCCAGCATATACTGCGTTTTAAAATCTTCTACCGACATATCACCTTCGGTCCATACATCTGGTCTGGTCGGAAAATACCATTGCTTTAATGACTTCGGCATTAGATTAAATACGAATCGTGAATATGGCCTTAGCTTTGTATGTGTTTTATCTTGATAATCTGGTAACATTATTTTATCTAATGCCCATAACTGCGGACATTGTGTCCAATCACGTCTAATTACAGTCCATTCGGAACTAGCTGAACCTTCAATAGACTCAAAGAAATGGTTACGAGATTTAGGTGTACCGATTTTAATAAGTTTTGCGTTTGTACCACCGCCCATAGGGACGATACGCTCTGACCAAGTATAGTCTGTTACTTTCTGTGCCTCGTCAAGGATAATTACATCGAAAGTCAATCCTTCAATGTTTGACTGGTCACTAGCAGATACTGCAGATACATATGAATTATTACTTAGTTTTATTCTCTGTTTCGTACAAGATACGATTCGGTTATTAAGTCTTTCTTCATTCATCTGAAAGAATACAGAAATACGTCCTATAGATACTTCGGCCTGCTGAATACGTGGTGTGAAAATGCCAATTCGCATATTAGGATAATTATCAAGTAAGAAGCCTGTAAATGATGCAATAGACTCTGTATTATGTGTTACTGTACAATCATGTAATAAGAATCTATGTTCATTGCCTTCAAGTGTGAAACCATAATAATCAAATACACCAGAATATACAACTTCGAAGTCAAATAACGAACAATCGTTATTAATATTTAAGACATGTTTATCTGTATCAATCTTATGAAAATATTTATCATATTTTATCCATGATTTTTCTTTAACTGGTATTTTTTTAAAGTCACCATAAAATGATATAGCAAATAAATCATTCCTATCGTCATGGACCTGATATGCATTAAATCCGAGTGACCTTAGTATACATAATATATCTTTATATTCTCCGTATGTATGTACTTTAAGAATTAATCGGCCATCAAATTCTTCGACAACAGATTTATCTATTATGCCAGCTAGCACTTCATATCTAATATGTTCATCATTATTCGTACATTTATCTAATTGGTTATATACAGAATATTTGCCGGCATTATATGGGTCAAAATCAATATCCTGATGAGCATAATTAACTTTTGCTCGATATCCTTTTAATTCTTTTTTCTTATTATCTGGTAGTTCAAGATATTCTTTTACTGATATATTTATAATATTATTTGTAATAATATTTTTTAAGCTAAGAATATGCGATATATTAACGGTAAATGATGTATAACCATCTAATGGAATTATTTTATACATCTTTTCAATACCAGTACTTATTGTGTTTACTTTAATTGCTTCAGAATTTGGTCCCATTACATAATCATCAGCTGCTATATATTCAACTGGTTTAGACTCGCCATCCGCCATCATTATTCTGGTACCTTTAGCAAAACATTTACCAGACTGACGAGACATTAATGCTGCAACTTTTCTAATTCTAGGATTACATACAGCACGAACTAATTCTTTTTGATTTTCGTGTAGATGACGTTTTTCTTCCGGCAAATGTGCTCTTAATACACGTTCAATGTATTCAATTGGGTCAAGGCGAGTAATAATTTTATTAAAAATAAAGTCGCCCATATCCATACCTTTTATTTGATTTTCTTTAATAGATTCAAGAGCTTGTTTCGCTGCATCTGCATTGTTTTTTAAAGAACTTATATCCATTAATTTATTTACCTTCTTTTATATCCGAATTTTTATAATCATAGTCTTCTTTTATAGCTTCTAATATTCGTGTCCTATTTTCGGTAGCATCTTGTGTATAATTGGTATATCCATTAGTTATTTTAGAACATGGTATAACTGTAAGATTATTTTCTTTATCTCTTACATAAATACAATGTAAATTAATATCTTCGACAATACCGCGCACACCATTTACTTCTATATCGTCATTTAATGTGATGCTTTCTTCTAATAAAAGAATAATACCATTTATAAAATCTTGAATTATTTGTTGAGATGCATAGCCGACAGCAATGCTGACAATGCCTGCTAATGTTAACATTGATGAAATATCTATTAATAATACATATTTTAAAAATAGTGCCAATACGATAAATCCAATTATTGTATAATAAATTAATTGGCATATTCTTGTTAACGTTTTTACTTTATTTATATGCTTTCTTTGTGATAGTTTAATAGCGATAAAGTTGGATAAGCGCGAGCTAAACTTTATCGCTATTAATAAAAATAAACTAATCGCAAGTATTTTTAATAGACAGACAATAGAGCCATTTACTGATAATGCATCAATAAAAACTAGTAGTTTATCCATCATAATTTTTCACTTACCTTTATGCTGACGGATTAGTTTGTGGCTGTTGCATTTCTGTAACTATATTCTGTAATTCAGTCTGAATATTCGTTGCAGACTGTTCTAATGTATCCATCTGCTGTTGCAGCTGCTGGAATGTAGTTAAAAATGTTGTTACATCATTTTGTAGGTTCTGAACATCAGAAAGTGCGTCTGCTTTTTTTACTAATCTTTTCATATTATTTTTTACCTCTTTGTATTTTACTGGATTTACCTAATTACATTAATGATAATAAAAAAAAAGACCAACTTAATGGTCTTTTTTTTAAATTACTTAATGATTAAGCAATTTTTGTTGCGGTTAATACACCGTCATTGCTGACAGAAATTGAGAACTTAGTTCCGTCTTGGGAAGTAAGTACAATATCTGCACCTGGGAGTTTGTCAGCTTTAGCATAAACATCTGCTGTATTTGCTTTAAGAGCGATTGCAGAATCAACATCTGCTTTAACCGCTTTAGCTCCTACAGCTGTATCAACTTCAGCTTTCGTATAAACGTCTGCTACATTTGCTTTTAATGCAAGTGCAGAATCAACTTCTGTTTTCTTATAAACATCTGCTACATTTGCTTTAAGGTCAAGAGCTGTCTTAGCTGCAGTTTGCGTTTCGTATGCGGCATCTGATTCTTCTTTCGTATAAACAGTGCTTGTATTTGCTTTCTTATCAAGCGCTGAGTTTACATCAGCTGTATTAGCTTTAGCGTTTACAGCTGTATCGACTTCGGCTTTTGTATATACATCTGCTGCATTTGCTTTGTTAGTAACGTCTGTTGCAAGAGCATATTTAGCATCAGATTGTGTTTTTGTATATACATCAGCAGAATTTGCTTTACCAGAAACATCTGATGAGAGAGCGAATCTAGCATCAGCCTGTGCCTGAGTATATCCAGAAGTTGAAGCCACATCAGTTTTAAGTGCATATTTATCGGCTACAGCTGCACTGGTTGCATAAGTTGTTGCTACTGTATCTTGGAAAGTTGTGAAATCAGTTGTATTTACTTTATCAGCAAGTTTTGTCGTGATTTCAGATTGAGTAAATACTTCAGATACATTTGCTTTCTTAGCAAGTTCGCCATCAACATCTTTCTTGGCATAAACATCTGTTACGTTTGCTTTTAATGCTAGTGATGCATCTACTTCTTTCTTCGTATATACATCTGCTGCATTTGCTTTTAAGCTAATGTTATTATCGATTGTATCATTTGTATACATCTTTTTAACATCATCAGCGAGAGCAAATTTAGCGTCAGCGTCTGTTTTTGCATATACATCAGCAGCGTTTGCTTTAAGAACAAGAGCGGCATCGGATTCTGTTTTTGTATATACATCTGCTGAATTTGCTTTAGCTGCGAATAATTTATCAGCGTCTGTTTTTGCGTAAACATCAGCACTATTTGCTTTAAGAGCGAGTGCTGTATCAGTTTCAGCTTTCATATAAGAATCGCCTGTATTCGCTTTCTTTTCAAACGCAGTATCTACTTCAGTCTTTGTATAAACATCTGCTGCATTTGCTTTCGCTTTTACAGCAGTATCTACATCAGCTTTAGCATAAACATCAGCGGCGTTTGCTTTAAGAGCGAGTGCGGTATCGACTTCAGTCTTTACAGCAGCATCTGTAATACCATAGCCAGCGAGAGTTACAGGCTTATTGTCAATGTTAGCGAAATCTAATTTAACATTTGCCCAATCTGCATCTGCAACTAGTTTCCATTCTTTACCATCAAAAATATAAGAATCGCCTGTATTTGTTTCATAAGCACGGTCACCAGATACTAATCCAGTTAATGCTTTACGTGCAGTTTCATCATCAACGATGTATGTTCCCTGCTTAGCAGAATCTGGTAATTGGTCAACTAAAATTTTGCCATTTGCATCTAAGCCAGCATAACCGTTTACAACGTTTTTGTGGTCGATGCTTTCTGGAACGAATGCAAGAGCGTCCTGCTTCTTTGCCATATTAGCTGTTAACTGAGCATCAACATATTTATAAACATCTGGTGCAGAAGTTTTATCAGCTAAAAGTTTGTCCGTAGTATCTTTGTCATATACATTTTCAACATTAGCTTTAAGTTTTAGTGCATCGTCAATCTCTGATTTCTTATAAACATCAGAAGCAAGAGCACGAGAATTTACAGCTTCATCAACTGCAGCTTTTGCATAAACATCTGCTGCATTTGCTTTTAGAACAAGAGCAGCGTCAGATTCAGTCTTTGTATATACATCAGATACATTTGCTTTAGCAGACATAGTTGCTACATCTTTACGAATTTCAGCAACGATATCATCCATTGCTTGTTTACCATAAAGATTCTGGAACTGATTATTTACATAATCAACTGTAGCTGCATTTGCAACTGTTGTTGAAAGATTTGCGACGACGGAAGCTTCAGCTTTTGTTGCGATTTCTTTTTCAACATTAACCATTTTGCTATCGATATCAGCTTTTACATAATAGTTATCCTGATTAAATGGGTCAATATCAATTGTTGAATCGAATGGTTTGAAAGACTGGCCATCATCAGTAAATTCCCAACGATTATCTGTTTCGTTATAACGAATTGCTGCATTTGGCTGATTGCCACGAGCAACATTGATATAGACATCAGAAGATGGTGAACCAGTTTCTGCAGCATTTAAAGTAAATACTTTTGACTTTGTTCCGTCATAAGCTGCGCATTTTCTAATAGCCTGAGCCATAGCTTCAGTTGAAACTTTACCAGCTAAAGTATCTTTTAAGCCAGAAATAGCTTCAATTGGATGACAATCTACTGCATCACGATTAGCTAAATCATTATGCTTTTCTGGATAACCACCAGCAGCAAAAATTGGACGAATATCGAATATCATATCACTTGTGATAACGGTATCAGAAGCCTTTATATAAAGAGCAGCAAGTGGTACTGATTTAGATGGCAGTGTTGGGAACACTGGAGTGTCCGCTGAACTCTGGCCATATACAAGTTGAATTGCACTACCGACAAGAATAACAGCTACCCAATAAGCACCAACTGTTGGATTTACGACTGCAGTAGTTGTGCCACCTGCAAATTCATAAAATGTATTACCGTTAATCCAATAGCTGCCTGGATTTACATTTACGGTCATGTTTGGCGCACTCTGTGCGAAAACCTTTAGCATCTGTAAATCAGCGTTAATTTTGCGATAATTTTCGCCATATACTGGAACGTTCATTTTATTTTACACCTCCTACGATATAATAGAAAGAACTTTATTACAAAGAAATAAAACATATGCATTGTACTTAGTGTTCTATTTCTCTATAAAAAAAATATTATATATAAATTTTAATATCAGTTCTATCGTACACAAGTATATTAATAAAAAAAATACAACATTACAAAAATAATGTTGTATTTCATTGATTAATTAATGTTAATCTTCATCAATGTCTTCCGATTTATCTGCAATATATTCTCTCGATACAGTTACAGAAATAATAAATGCAATAATCAGAATTACAATGTTTACATAAAAAATGTTTACGAATGAACCAGTTAAATTATGAATGAATGCAAGCAACATTGGTGCAAATACACCAGCGATACCCCACGAAAATAGGATAGCTCCATGAATAGAACCAACATTACGTGTACCAAATACATCAGCAGCATAAGGCGCAATCAATGCAAATCCTGCACCATAACCGGCAGCTAAAATATACATCGCAACTTGGAATGTAATAACTGTCGGATTACATAACAGAATACCAAATGCAATTAATTCTGCAATATATACTGAACTATATACTAACTTACGACCAAGCTTATCAGAAATAATCGGGATAATAATACGTCCAAGACCATTAAAAATACCAACAATACCAACAATTGTTGCAGCCTGTGTTACTGATACATTTATTAATTCCTGAGCGATAGGCGACATCGTTGCAATAATTGCAATACCAGCAAAGATGTTAAAAAATAACATGAACCAAAGTTTATAAAACATCTTAGTCTTCATTGCTTCTTTTCTAGTGAAGCCATTCATATATGCTTCTTTACTAATTGTTGGCATCTTTGTAAAAATCAATGAGGCAAGAATCATAACTGCAAAATATGCAATACCCATAACAATCATTGTCATATATACTGGCATAATACTCATTAACATATTTGCTACTGGCCCGCAAACTGCTGCACCAAATCCAAATGACATAATTGCTGCGCCTGCTGCAAAACCCTTATGCTCCGGGAAACTTTTAATTAGCGATGATACCGGTGCTAAATATGCCGTTCCTAGACCAATACCACCAATCATACCATAAGTAATATATAAACCAATTAATGCATGATAATATACTGAAATACCACCGCCAATCATACCGGTTGCAAAGAAACAAGCTGCAATTAGTCCAGATTTCTTCGGCCCATACTTTTCAATAAATTTGCCAAAGAAAGCAGCTGTAGTACCTAGGAAAAATATAGCAAGGCTGAATGCGAATTGGACTT